AATCGATAAATCCGATATTCCTGGCTAATAACAGGGTACGGTTTGAGACGGTGATTAAGTAATGAAAGCCGTAAGTAGGTAACCACCCTACTTCTGTGCACTCAACGAGTGCACACTCGGGGGTCAGACCCTGATAGAGCCTGACTAGCTATTATAGCTTAGTTTTGTGACATCTCGGTCTGATGGATTTTAGAAATCCAGGTTTGTGCCTTCACAGTCCCACAGAAGATAATGCAGTTTGGAGCCGTCATTAAAGGTGAAATAATCCTTTAAATCTGCTCCTTATTGCCTCTTGCTTTTGCCAATGTGATAAAATACACTAAATAACTTTACTATGAAATATAATTATAAAAATAATTTCAAAGCAAAGGGGTTTCGATCTAAACCTTCTTTTAAAACTAAAGTAAGAAAGTCTAAAACTTTAGATGATCACAGTAGACAACTGTTTAACATCCAAGTACGCCACTTGTTAAAATGGCTGATCGAAACATTTGGTATATCTACCTCTGTCTGGAAACCCTCTTGCAGGTATATGTGGTTCATTCAACACATTTATTTGCATAAAGGCTTAAAGACTACCATATCACGAATTAAGGATGACCGTCTAAAAGTACTTCAATATTTGTCAGGTTCTCATGACCTTTCATCTACTGGAGTTACTCATGATGGCATTCCTAAGAAGTTATATGGTCTTATTCCATATATTCGTGCATTTAAAGCTAATGGATCTTGTATTAATGAGATCCGCTTTATTATGACACTTTTATATAGTTTAAGAAGGTTTCACCTTCCCCTTCAACCTGATATTGAGAATATTAGTTCCCAATCTAAGGCTGGATATTATGAATGGATATTTAAATATATACCCGGTTTCTTGAAAGCTGTATGTTCTAGGCTTCCTCGTAAACTTAAAAATGGTTATACGTTAAAATTTCCTTCATGGGAAGGGTATCATCTTACGACAAAAGGAAGTCCCTCCGGAAGTCAAGCATTGGTTAGTTGTCTTCAAGATTTAGTGAATATTCCTGAATCTTTAACTAACTCAATTGCTGATTTCGGAGGTCCTCTGCTTTCTGAGAAGATGGCACTTTGTCGTCATCATCTTTCAGAGTTGTCTGTATTGATGGATCAACCTTTATCATTAAATAAAAAATGTTTTAGGAAGATCACAGCAATACCTGACTCTGAAGGTAAGACTCGTTTGATTGCAATAGGAGACTATTTCAGTCAAACTTGTCTGAAGCCTTTACATAAATATTTAAACAAAGTATTAGCTTCAATTCCCCAGGACCAAACCTTTAACCAAGGTCATGGTCTGGTTAATTTACCTTTTAGCTCTGAAAGAACA